TTAAAAAGTTTACAACATCTGGTGCAAGTGAATTCATTACATAAGTAGCTAATTCGGTAAAATGAAATGTTTCTCCTAAGTCCCAATTTTGTAATGAAAAGTATCTGTTAATAGATTCTACTATCCTTACTTTTATATCGTTATCATTTACAACATTTTCTGTGTTTTTGACAATTTTGAATGTTGCTTGTAAATTTTCTTCGGCATGCGAACCAAAAAGTATTTTGTATTTTACAGGATGATAAATTACTTCGTCACTTATTGCTTTGACGTTATTAATATTTTGCCCATATTGTTGAAAAAGATTGTCAACGCTTGGTGGTAAAGGTTTTGCATTTATGCTACCAGCAAGATATTTTCTAAATTCTAAATCATAACTTTGAGTAAGCATGTATACATCAATAATATTACTAGCACTAGGATCTATTCTATTAGATTCGTCTGCACTATGCACATATTGAAATTTTAAATTATCTCTTCCTATAAATGCTTGGTAGTCACTTGATAAACTTAAATTTCCTCCAGTTAAAACTTTAAAGTTATCTTGGTCTACAATATAAAATATAGTAGGATCAGTTGTGTACTGACTGTAAGCACCTATATCTGTTTCAGTAGCTTTTACAATAATTGAAGACCCTGTTGATAGATAATTGTATTTGCTAAATCCTTGATCGGTAAGTTCTTTCTTTAGGAAAATGTATTTACTACTTGTGTTTACTGTTGGTGCTACTACATTATCAAAAATATCAGGATCATCTACCGAACCATCATCGTTTAAATCAAAGAAACTTACTTCTACTTTTTTGCTGTTTACATAACCATCTGCATTTCTGTAATCTTTTACAATTTCCCAATTGATATCATTATTGAAATTTGTAAGTGCATCCGGTTGTGTATTAAAATTCATTATTGCAATCTTATCTTTTACTAACTGTCCTGTTGAAGAATCATAAATTTTGTTTTGATTATCGAAGTAAAAAGATAATTCTTTATCACTTTCAAATATATAACGCAATCCTCTATTTGTAATTGTATATTTCTCACCATTGGTTTGAAATAACAGTATCCAACTAGCGTCTAGTTTATTATTTGTTACATCTCCAGTTTTACCATTGCTAAATGCATCATTTACATTTAAGTTTTCATTTATAATTACACGCCAAATTCTGTTTACTTGATCATAGCGTAAACCAAATGTTTTATACGCAAACACTTGATCAATAATTTGTGATCTTACATCTGCGGCAATATCTTTTACTAATTTTGGTTTAACTTCTTCTAGTACACTATCCTTGGGTAATATTTGATTGAATACTATAGGACCAACTCCTGTTGTCGAATTTTCTGTTGTTCCTGCTCCGTCAACACTTACAACTTTTACCCATTTATATGAACTAGCTCCTTTGGCAGAAACATCTGATGTTAACTCGCCTTCACCTATAAAATAAAATCCAGCAGGTGGTTTAAATTTTAGTAATGCTCCTGCTTCTACATATTTTAATGAACCTCCTGTAAATGCACCTACTTGGAACGGAACGTTACTAGCATTATTTAGATAACCAGTTGATGTGTTTGTTCCTTTTGTTGATTGTACCCAAGTTGCATTTAAATCATTAACGATAATTTTAGCATAATTACTAAAATAAAAATTGCTTATTGCACGACTTTGTATAGTAGGTAATATATTATTTTCTATCTGTCCTTCAATATCTGTTTGTGTTGCAAAAGTAAAATTGCTTTTAGCTTCATAAGATTCTCTGTAAAGTATACCATCCGAACCGTATAAATTAGTACTGGAATATTTTCCAGTAACATCTTTTAAATCAAAATATCTACTAATACCACTTGCACTTCTATTTGTTGCTTTTACTTTTATAATTTCTTGATTTGATGTCAAAGGATAGACGTTGTAGTCTTCTCCGGTCACCATTCTATTTTGTGTGTAATATGTTTGTGGTGCATAACTTCTAATACTTGCACTTGTTTCAGATACACTTGAATTAGTAATCGTGTCTTTAAGTTCTACAGATATTGTCATAGTTTCTATTTTGCCTTGTCTACTTAAATAATCAAAACTAAACTGTATATCTGTTAGTTCCTGCGGATTTATTCGCATGGTTCTATTTGCACTTGTTCTATAAAAAGCTCTAAAATTACCACTTGGTAAATTTCCAAACGTACCGTCGGCAAAGATTAGTGTAATTTCATCATTACCTCTTGTCTGTACTGTATAAAAGTCTCTTACTCCTTTTGTTAGAGCATTGTAGATAGCATTGTTGCCTTCTGTTGCTGGAACCTTTGTCCATAATTTTTCTACATTGCCAGCGGTGTCTAATTTAAACAGCCATACGTCAGAGTCATTAATATTTTCAGCTTCTATATTAATTCGTTGATTAGCTTGTGGGCTTGTTACATTAAAGTCTCCGGTTGTTAAATTACCTTGCCTAAAGTGTAGAAAATATCCTGTGTTAGAACTGCCATTTCCTCTACCATCTTCTCTATAAACCATTTGCAAGTTATTTCCTGGTAGAGGCATTTCTTCTTCTAGTGTTGAATTATCTAAATTAATGTCTGTTGACACCATTTCAAATATTGTTGATATTCCATTTACGCCTTTTGTGAATGTATACACAGGAACATCTGTGTTGCTTGTTTGAAATCTATATGTCTGTGTTAGAACACTATTAATAGAAGCAGATTTGCCTGGTCTTCCTATGGTATTATTTTCTGGAAGGGCGGCATTCAAAACCCTTTTGAATTGTTCTGCCCAATTTGTATTACTTGGATCATTCCATGAAATAATTTGTTCAGCTAAATTTGTTCCATTGCTATCCACAATTGATTCTGTTGTTGATACTGATTCAAATTTCAGTAAACCATTAGCGGCTTGGTTACGTTTAGGATTGTAAGATAATAATCTTGCTAGACGCAATACAGATTCACGTCTTTCTGCTAATTCTAAATAGTTTTCTCTAGCATTTAAATCTACCCTGTAGGCAATATTTTGTCCTAAAAATGCAATTAAGTCTATTAGAGCAAGATATTCTGATGTTTCAATATAATCGTTAAAATCTTCTGGGTAATTATTACGCAGATAATTGATCATTGCTCTACGAAGAGTATCAAAATCATAAGAAGCAAATTCGGCGTTTCTAAAACTTTGATAGATCTTTGTCCAATCTTCTGCTAACAATAATCTATTTTGTCTATCAGTGGATGACATCTAAAATCCTTTAATTTGTACTATGAGTATTTATGATTTTTTATTAACCGAGCAGTTAATTCTATCACAGAATTCCAGTATCTTTGTCAAACTTCAATCTTAGTTGTTCACTTATGTTATATGTAAGATATGTAAGTGTACACTCTATCTGTAATCCTTGTTCAAACTCTGTTACTTGCACTTCTGATGCACTTGTACGGGGATCTGTGTTAATGATACGTGTAACATTCTTTACAATAGCATCTTTTAAAACATCTGTAAGAGGTTCAAATAATGCGTCCCAAATTATGCAACCAAATGTAGGATCAGCTAACTTTTCTCCCTGTCTAATGTTAAAATGATTTATCAAATCTTGTTTTATCAAGTTCAAATCGTACATTTGAAATGAATTGCTTTCAACATTGACTGTACTAAAGCCTCTGTAGGCTTTTTGTGCTACAGGAGGTTTTGGCCTTCTGTTTGGTTTAAGTGTTATTTCTTTATATAAATTCTGTGCCATATTAATATTTACCTTACTTATGGACCCGCAAAAACGTTTGATGAACCTGCCGCAACACTAGTGCAACCACTAATAGCATCGCCAACTCTGCCTACTCCTAACCCGTTGGCAAAAACTGTTGGACTTCCAACTGCTATCGGAGCCGCATGTGAAGGACACGGTGCTGGTGGAAGTTTATGGCTTGTATTAACATCACTTTGTCTACTTACTGCTATTCCGTTTGCAAAAACATCTGGACTTCCTACTGCTCTTGTCATTCCTGAACAATGGGCCACATCTGCATCACCTATTCTAGTTACTGCTGGCACGTTCTATCTCCATTAATTTTTGTAATTTTTTAGGCCATTCTTCTATTTCTTCATGTTGTTCTTCTGTATGAGGCTCAGGTGGAATCGAAGGATTAAATTCTATTACATGATCAAAATCACTAGGAATATCCTCGTAGTTTGTGTATGTAAAAAGTTCATCTCCTTTTTTTACAACAAATTTGTGCATTAAATAACCTGTCCTGTTCCTGTTCCCATTGGAGCTGGTGGAGTTACATCAGCTAGTGGTGTTAGATCACCATTTTTAATTTGTTGCCAAATACCTTGACCTAATAGTCTTCTGTCGGTAGTCTTATCTCCATCTGGGTCAGCATATCCTATTGCATTTTTAAATTGTTTTGCTAGAGAAGTAAAATTAGTAGTAGTCCAAGTAATAAATCTTGCCTTAGGTGGTTGTGTGAGATAAGATACTGCTAACTTACAAGCAATTTTGGGATCATTAGCTAATTCAGGATTATTGTAGATGTCTACTCCAACATATCCTCCGTATAATTTGTAATTGTCTGTACCCGTTATTTGGATCAAGCCACGTCCTCTGTATCTGTATCCATCACCAGTTTCAGGTGGACCATTGCCCATTCTACTTCCATAAACTACACTTCCTATTTCAACAGGCTTTCTGTGTAGTTGTTCCGACAATTCAAATCCGCCTGGCTTACTAAACATTTTGAATGTTCCCCTTAAACCTTTAGCACTATAATTTAAATTTTCACTTTGAGGTTCATAGTTACTTTCTGCTTTTATTTGGGCACATGCCATTGCTAACGCTTCACCGGCTCCGCCTTCTACCGCTCCGCTTTGTAATGCTTTCACAGGATCTAATCCTAAGGCTTTAATCAGTTCACTTAAGAAAAATCTTTGTGACTCTCGTCTTGATATCGGTTCTGATGGTAACGTCCCAACTTCTCCGTCGTCGTTATTTTTGAATACCTTATCTAAATCTACATCTGCTGGATCTGTATCTCCTGCTCTAAACACACCAGAAGTACTATTACGTTCAGGCATATCCGATTGTTTCTCTAAAGTTGGTGTTGATCTTCTTAATGATGGTGATGATTGAATGATTGCTTCTGTTGCCCCTGGAGTATGTGCAGAAGGATTTAAATTTTCATGTTCAGCCCAAGGTTCGTGTAATGGAACACGTCTTGGGGTTCCTGCTTCTGCGGCTTCAACTGCTCTTGAGGCATCTGCCGTTACACGTAAATCTGCAATAGCAGTTCCGTCTTTATCTAAAACTTGGTCTGCATCATCCACTGCCTCATTAGTAGCTGGTTTTGTGAATGTATCTCCTATTGAATCTGCGGAGTCAGCCGGTGTAGCAGGTACTGTACTGTTCATATGTATATTTGAAGCAGTCTCAGAATGCACTCCTACACTTAAAATAGAAGTTAATGTTCCTGCATCTAATTTGTTTGCAGATGCACTTTTTATTTGTGTATTTGCTCCACTTGTAAATTTATTGTCACCTACAGTATTAAGATTGAATGCACCATTTACCGTTTGTCTATAATCTCCTACTACCTTACTGTGCAGGTTAGCATTGATTGCCAAGTGTCCATCTTGGCTTACTTGTAAATTATAATCTCCTGATATGGTTGATCTTTGTGTACCAGCAATTTGAACGTCTTCGTCTCCACCTACTGCTTTTTGTCTATTACCACTGACTCTGACATCTTGGTTGACTCCAACATTTTTTTTATCATTTTGTCCAATGATTACATCATTGTTTACTCCTATATTCTCTTTTTTATCTCTGCCTGTTGTTAAATTAAAATCTCTTCCTGCTAGAATATTGATGTCTCTATCTGCTGTAATATTAAGATCTGTTTCAGTTCTAATGTTGATGCTATCATTAGCGTAAATATCTATCTTACCGTTTGAAGTTAATTCTATCCAAGCACTACCTGTTGCATTTCCTATGTAAATTAGATCTTCGGAGTTGTGCATTAATATTTGATGACCTGTACGTGTTCTAAATCTTAAAGAATCTCCGTATGGCAAAGTTTTGTCTACCTTGGAATTGTTTTTTGGATCTCTTCCTATATCATAGTAAATTGAAGCAGTTGATCCAGGAAGTCCACCTCTAAATGTTTGGCCGTCACCGTCATCCATTACAAGACTAGAACCACCTAGTCTACTTCTAAAATGTGATACTTGATCTCCTCTAGGTCCATAGTTACCCTTTGGTGCACCATCTCTTCTATCTAATGGTCCAGGACTGTTCATACCAAATACTGTGCTAGGAATATCTCTCCTTGCACTTGCTGTTGATTGCCCTCTATTGATATCGTCGGTTAATCCTTGATTGGCTAATGATCGAGAGTAAAAAGGATTATGAGGTCTTGGTTCTTCGTCTGGATCTTTTAATGAAGTTACATTTTTTTTATTATACTCGCCTACAGGTAAATCTCTATTTTTAAGATCG